ATTAGACTTCTCCAGTATAATATCATGGACAATAGGATTTAATTGTTCAGCGTCAGGATTACTACGCTGGATCATCTTTATCATCTTTCTTCTCATCACCGAATGTAATGATATCTGGAGTTGATGATCCCCATACTCCTGGTTCTGGAGTAAATGTTACTGTGTCTGTTTCACCAGTAGTTATATTAATATTATCAATACCAGTAAGATCTACATTTCCTGTGGGAAAATTAATAACATTATCTAATGCATCTAAATCTCCACCCAATTTAAAATCATGCTCTGCTTTCTTCCTGTAATAGTCATTGATATTATCAGTACTACGAATAACTGGAGTACAAGCAATCACATCTTTAACACTATTAAGACACTCTACGAGCATACTAAGATTTTCATCATACTTATTTTCTAAAGACTCAACGAATGCTAGTCTTAGTTCTTCTTCAGCAGCAATTAAGTGCTTTCTAATATCGTTAGTGGCCATAAATTTTAAGAAATAAACGTCGAGAAATATCCGTATCCAATTAACCAGAGGCATAATCCCCCTAGAACTTTGTAGTACTTACGGATAGGAGTACCAAAGTATTGTTGACCAATCATCAAACACTTATGTGCTGGTGATAATAGGTATCCAGCATACTCAGTGGTAAGAAACCACACGAGATACTGAGGACCAAAGATAAGAACCAATGCTGAGGTCATTCCAGCATACTTACCTGATGAACCCATGATCCATGCTGCAACTGCTGCAACAATAGAAACAGGAATAATCATAGAAGGATCTGATCCCTTAAGATATTCCATCACTGGTCCTTTAATCATACCAACAATTCCACCTAATGCAAGTACAAATGTTGCAATGATAGCAAACTTACCATCAAGATATTTACCCCAGTTCCAATCCTTACAAATGATACTGTAGTAACATGCCATACCAAAGAACCAAGGGAAAAAGAAGATTGCTCCTGCCTTTCCTACACATAGTAAGAACCATAATGTAGCAATGAATGGAGCCCATCCTCTCAATGCTCTCTTCCAATCAAACTCTCTAATGTTACTCATGTCTGGAACAACACTTCGAGGATCTACTTTAGAAAAAATATACCACCATGTATATACTAAACATATACAAAGTGGAATGAATGTATAACCTATCATTTGTCCATAGGTTATACCTAATGCTGCCATAGGAAGAGCAATAGTCTTCTCTAATGGTGACCACCAATAGTAATGGTGTGTAGATAGGTAATCAATGATACCAAACGCACTTCTTTTCTTCTTATCAGGTGGTGCAATAGCATCTAGTAATGGTGCAGACAATGCAACACGACCAGGAATAGGAAGAACTCCACCAAAGATAGAAGTAATAATAATCATCACTCTATTATCTCTGACATATCTCTTCGCTAGAGAATAGACATCATCAAGTACATGATATTGTCTAATAAATCCACCAAGAATCATGATCCCAAAGATGTACCCCATGTACAATTCCTTCTGTAGGATCGAACTCAAAATGTCTAACATAATATATCAATTTTTAATTTTTATAGAGGACTAATCCCACACATCATCGCACGAATCGTCGTCGTTGTCAAGTGTCTTTGGTAACACATCAGCATATTCATCTGCTGGAACCATTGCCACTCGTCTACCATCAAAACATTTAATGATAAACACTTCGCCTTCTTCGCAACGTTCTACGTAGTCTTCAAATTTGGCCTCCAATTCTGCTTCGGATATTTCTTTCATTATACTCTACAACATATGTTTTCTTTTTGCATATATCTTATAGATTCCTGACAACCTCCAAGGTTTTCACCGTTAAGGACTACTTGTGGAAAGGTAGCACCATCTCCAAACTGTCCATAAAATGCTTCTTTACTGAAATCTATACCAAGTTTATACTCGACGTAGTTTAATTCCGAGAGACCTAATACATCTACTATCTGTCTGCAATAAGGGCAGCCGTCTTTAGAATATACGGTGAAGTTTTGCATTTGTTTATTGAATTTCTAAGGATGCAGCATAATCTTTGTCAAACAAATCCAAACCTTTGTCAGTAAGAATATGTTTATACATTCCATCAAATACATTAGGTGGCATGGTAACAATATCTGCACCATATTCAAATGCTCTACCTACATCTCTTACATTTCTGAGTGATGCTGCTAGAACTTTAGTCTCAACACCATGTCTTTGATATACATTAGCGATATCTTTTATAAGACATAGACCACCAAAAGAATTATCATCCACTCTACCTACGAATGGTGATACGTAAGTTGCTCCAGACTTTGATGCAAGAATAGCTTGTGACTGAGAGAATATTAAAGTAACATTTACTTTAATACCACCATCACTTAATTCTTTACATGCTTTAAGGCCATCAACAGTACAAGGTACTTTGATTGTAGCAACCTTACCGAACTTCTTATATAGCCTCTTTCCTTCAGAGATCATATTCTCCTTACTTCCTATGACCTCCATACTAATATCAGTAAGACCTATCTCTTTTAATTCTTGATAAACATCTTCATGCTTCTTACCACTCTTACGAATAAGAGATGGGTTTGTAGTAAGGCCATCTATAATTCCTGATTTGTAACAGGATTTAATTGCTTCTGTGTCTGCACTGTCAATAAAAATTTTCATGTTAATCGCTTGATTTGTTTAGTGGTTCCATCTTAAGGAACTGCTCGTTTAGATTATAGTACAATTTATAGTTGGTTGTGTTAACCCAGTATCCTTTGATGTCGTTTCCATCACAATGATATCCGTATCCAGTTAAAGGTTCATTAACACCATCAATTCTAAAGGTCTTACCACCTTTCTCTAGGTAACTATGGAATTTTTCATCTAGGTTAATCATCTTTCCTCAAAATTAATTTTACGGACTTTGCGTTGACGGCGAGCCTCTTGGTATTTTAGATCATCATCAGTTAATACACCAGTTTTTTTGGTCTTATTAACATTAGTTAACATTATAACTTTAGACATATCTACAGCCGATACAGTCTCTCCACATACAGTTGTCATATTAGGGCAACCACAGCATTTTGTCTTTGTCTCATGTCCATGCAATTCAACACCACAGACTGTGCATTGTACAGTTATCATTGTCCTTGAAAATAATCCTTCCTGTAATAACGTCCTAGAATATTGCTATTATAATATGCTGGTGTACCATCATCCAATGCCTCAGTGAGAACATTGTTTACGAACAACTGTCTTGTCTCTTCAAAGTTTACTTTTCCTTTGGTAGAGTGTAAAGATATTATTTCTCGTTTAAAAGTTGAGCGTCCAAATTTTTTAACGTCATCTTTAAGTTCTGGAGAACTTCCGTAGTAGCGTTTCCAGTCACTCTCAGTCGTAACTCTCCGTTTACTTTTGCCACTTCTAGGCTTTCTACAACTGGTAAAGTATTTACGTCCGATGTATTTTTTCCCTGTCTCGATATTAGTGATACAGTAGACGTAACCGAAGAAGTCGCCAATATCGTTAGAAGTAAAAGTTGTACCTTGGTATGTCCAGGCATTTTCATAATCTCCTTCACCCACGCAGGTCTCATTGGTGGTTTCCATCCCATAATTTTCATTCCATGTCTCCTATTTATTAAATTCCTTGATCTTTAGTTTTTTCTAAAAATTCTTTTAAACTTGACTGACAATTAGGTGGTTCTTCTTCTTTGATACCATTGATTTTCTTCCACCTATTATACAATGCACCCATATACCAAGACTGTGCAAGACTTTTAGGTCCATTCTCTAGCAACTCAAGTTCTTTTTTACTAGATGTATAAGACTTGAGTTCCTCTCTCCAATTAGAATCATCAATCATAATTTAAAACCAGCAAATGTATCCTTCTTAACATCCTGTTTGATGCTACCAACAACATATGATTCAACCTCTGTCTCTTGTGGTGCAACCTGCATACCTTTAGAAGATAACCAGTGTGCTGTCCAAGGAAGTGGATTGTTTGCTAATGGTGTATCAAATATAGGTTTCAATCCAATGGCCTTTAAACGACGATTGGCAGTCCACTCAACATATTTCTGTAGTAATACATCATTCAATCCAATAATTGAACCATCTTTAAATAGATATTCTGCCCATTCTTTCTCTTCTTCTACACATTTTCTAAACATCTCATAAACATTCTCCTCTTCTTCCTTAGCAATCTCTACCATCTCAGGATCATCACCATCCTTCCACTTGTTTAAGATGTTTTGAGTAATTGCAAGGTGTTGTGACTCGTCTCTTGCAATGAGGGAGATGATCTTTGCACTCCCTTCCAGTAATTTAAGTTCACCAAAAGCAAAAGAGCAAGCAAAGGAGACATAAAATCGTATACCTTCCAAAATGTTGACATTAGCTACCGCCCTGTATAAGTGTTGTTTTAAATCTTTCCTAGTCCATTCTGCATTAATGTGCTCTCTCCAATCTTCTTTCCAATTATTACTCTGACCCCACTCATTTGCTACATTAATGAAGTCATCATATGCTTTAGTCACTGACTCAGCACGAGAGAGAATTTTATCATCATCTAGTATAGTATCAAAGACCTCTGATGGATCTGGATATACATTCTTAATGATGTGAGTATATGATCTGCTATGAATCATCTCCATAGTCTGCCATATGCTCATACATCCTTCAAGTTCAGGCAATGAACAGTATGGAGCAAAGGCCATACCAGGAGCACGACCTTGTACACTATCCAAAAGGATCTGATACTTTAAATTACTTGTAAATATATGCTTCTGTGCTGCATTTAATGTAGGGTAGTCTGCCCTGTCCTTCTGCAACGAAACTTCTTCTGGTCTCCAGAAGAAGCCTAACTGTGTCTGTGTTAGTTTATCAAAAATAGGATACTTAAACTTGTCGTATCGCTGGACTCCTAGTGGAGGACCAAAGAACATCTGTCCTTTGGATGTATCAACCTGCTTCGTATTGAAGACAGTCATACCTTTAATGTTATCAGATCGCACAGCTATCACAAGACTCCTCCTTTTCAGCGAAAATGTCATCAATTAAATCATGGATGGATTCTTTTTTATCCTGCTCATCATGCCATCCAATTGGGTGTGCAGGTTCATCAAAGTCAGTCTTATTATCATAAGTATTTTGATAGTAAGATGTCTTCCAACCATACTTATAGGTTGTTAAAAGATCCTGTGCCATTACGCTAACAGGAACTTCAGAGTCCTCGAAATGAGTCGGATTATAGGACCAGTTTCCAGAAATCGCTTGATCAAAGAACTTCTGCATAACTGCAACAATATTAATATAACCAGTATTCCCAGGCATATCCCAGAGGAGTGTATAATCGTTCTTAAGACTTCCATACTGAGGTACTATCTGCTTAAGAGGCCCCTTCTTCGATTTCTTAGTGGACATGTGTGCTCTAGGAGGTTCGATTCCATTGGTAGCGTTTGACACAACGGAGCTGCTCTCTGAAGGCATTTGTGCGGACAGTGTTGAGTGCCTAAGACCGTGTTCCAAGATAGATATTCTAAGAGATGCCCAATCATAACTCAATTCATTGGGGACAATTTCATCGACATCTGATTTGTAAGTGTCGATTGGGAGGATACCATCTGCATACTTGGTGCGATGAAAATATTCGCACTTCCCTTTTTCTTTTGCGATTTCGTTACTGGACTTGAGGAGATAGTACTGGAAAGCCTCAGATAAGTCGTGGACAAGTTTCCATGCTTCTGGGTCGTCATACTTTACTCCGTTCTTTGCTAGGTAATGTGCTAATCCTATGTAGCCAATTCCCAAAGAGCGTCTTGCAAGTGTTCCAAGATGTGCTGCTTTAACAGGGTAATCTTGGTAATCAATTAACTCTTCTAAACCACGTACAGCAAGGTCACATAACTCCTCTAAATCATCTAAAGAACGTATCTTACCTACATTAATAGCAGATAATATACACAATGCAATCTCAGCTTCAGTAGAATCAATATGCTGAAGAGGATCTGTAGGCAATGTAATCTCCTGACATAGGTTACTCATGTTAACCTTGTCTTTAAATGATGAATGATCATTACAATGATCAATATTCATAATGTAAATACGACCTGTCTCTGCTCTCTCCTTAAGGAGATCTAGAATCAATTCTTGACCTGAGATTGATGTTCGTGGGATTGAATCATCTGCTTCATATTGAGCATATAAGTCATCAAAGGCAGGGGTGCCAAAGCTATCATACAGACCAGGCACGTCATGAGGACTGAATAAACTAACATCCTCATTATTGATGAATCTCTCATAAAATAATTTTGAAATTTGTATACTATAATCAAGTTTTCTGACTCTATTATCCTCTGTACCTTTATTGTTTTTGAGTACAAGTA